CCCTCATTAACACTCTCTAATCTTTTGTCAACTTGTTTTGCTTTACTCATTTGTAATCTTTTTGTACTGATGATGGCTTTTTTTCCTTTTCTTAAATTTTTTGCAACCATCATTTTAGCCTCACCCTCTGATGATGCGTCAACGATTATAGTCGCCATCTCGTCTTCAGATGTACCACCAAGTGTAAATTTCACTGCAAATTTAGCCTCAGTCACTTTAGTGTAACCTCCTGCGGTTGCAATCTTTTTTTCTTTTTCTTTATCTTTTTTAGATTTTGGTTTGGATTGAAACATATATGGTGTTTTAGGAGGCCCAGCACCACCATCTAAATTACCAGTCATGGAGGCTTCTTCCATCTCCTTTTGAATTAATTTACGAAGTAATTCTTTTAATTTATTTTTTGAGATGGACATTCTTAATCTCCTTAACTAATTCATAATATCTCATCATGGTTAGAACTTGTTTTTCCTCTACAACCCTACCTTTAGTTAAGTTGACTATTTGCTTTATGGCTTCTGTAAGTTTAATTTTTGTAACCTTGTCTTTTACTTTGGGTAGATGTTTACTTAATTCTTCTTTTACAATTAAAACTTCGTTATCAATAAACTCTCTTATCTTATTAGTGTTACTAACATTATTAATAAAGTTTTCTAATAGTTTCTTTTGTGATTCATCTAACTTCTTATATTTTTTGTTAAATTTATCAACAAGAATTTTGTAAGTTAACAATCTTAAATCTTTATCTTTTTGACTATATTCTTTTAGAACTTTTTCTTTTACGGCATCACCACTAATTTTTTGATTAGTAATGTGTTCTAAAACTGTGAATTTAGAATTTAATACCTGTTCAGGATTAAATTCATTATTTGATGTTTCACTTTGAAATACGTTGTATATAGATGCAAATAATTTGTAATTACTTATTCTACCATTGAAAAAATCCGTAGAGTCATAAGTTTCTTTAATTTGCTTAATTAAATTATATTTTTCATTTCTAAGTTTTGAATTACTAAGTTTTTTTCTTGATTTTAAAACGACTTCAACTAACTCATTAGCCTTATTTTCGGACTTAAAGTGTTTTTCGGATAACAGACGATACAACTGAAGTTCTTTTCCTAAAGAAGTATTTTCGTTAAAATATTTTTTTACAATTGTTACAGCCTTTGAGTCTTTTCCAGCCAATACATCTGCAGTTATTTGTCTTGTTAATAATTCAAAAAGAATACCAGTATTCTTTATTTTAGAATGCTTCAATTTTTTTGCCATTGCATAAAGCTCCAATTTGTATATATATGGTTATTAATAAATATAAAGTAAAGTAATTTTATTCATTTACTAATGAATCAACTTCAGTATTATACTCATTCTCCAACTCACTTGTTTCAGTTAAAATCTTTGTTTCATTACCAAATTTCATTGATTTTTTTAATTTATCAAAATGTGCAAGTGCCAGAGTCTTGTCCGACT